CTGATGGTGCTGCTGATGGTGCAGCTGATGGCGCTGCTGATGGCGCTGGACTGGGTGGATTAATATTTCCATAACATATATCAATATTTTCTTGTGTAGCCAGACCATACGTTCTAAATGTTCTTATTACCCCATCACCGAACGATGTTAGACTTGATCTAAATTGATCATATTCAGATGAAGTTCCAACAAAACAATCACAAAAACATTCTTTATGATTTACATAACCCCAAACAAAATTATTATCCTCTACAGGAGGTACGGGAGGTGTAAAAACTGAACCATATACCACATCTACCCATTCAGCATAAGCTGGTAATGGTTTTTGTTCCCAAATTATACCATCTGATGATATTGCTGATATTGACGATGCTCTGGCAACTGCCACAAATTTTTCTTCAGCAAATGTAATTGCTGTCCAATCTAAATTTCCTGTTAAATCAGCTTTATTCCAATTGATTCCATCATCAGAATAAATTACCCTTGACTGAATAGCTATTCCCGATCTTTCTAGTCCAACAAATTTACCATTTCCATAAGCAACACATTTAATATAATTTGTGCTACCACCAATTTCTTTTGTAACCCAAGTTGTTCCGTCATAAGAATATACGGAAGTTCCTATTGGTCTGTTAGAACTAAATCCAACATATGTTCCTTCTCCATAAGCAATGCCATAATAAGCTGAAGTTGATGGGTATTGATTCCAATTTTCGCCATCTGTTGATGTTGCAACAATTGAATTGCCGAAAACAACAAATAGATTATTAACATAGCTAATTGTTGTCCAAGTTGAAATAGATGGCATTGAACCAATTGTCCATGTTATTCCATCAGAAGATATTGCGATTACATCGTTATTAGTTGAAATAGCAACAAATTTATTATTACCATAAGCTACGTCACACCAATCTACTATTGCTGGCATGTCTGAAATTGTCCAGCTTGCACCATCATAGCTATAAGATGAGTTTTTCCCGTGAGCAACAATTACATACTTGTCTAATCCAAATGTACCTGCAATCCAGTCAAATGATGCTGGAGCTGTTTGTTCATACCAAACAACACCATCATCGCTGGTTGCTAAATTAGAACCTGAAGAAATAGCCAAGAATCCATTTGCTATGCCAATAGGATTTGAAACAGGCGTAGCTGTTGGACCAGATACTGGACTAGCAGGTGTTGGAGTTACACATGGTTCAGGTAATTCGGGAGGATTATCACTTAGACACCCATGTACTAATTTTGTCCAATAAGAGTCTGGTACAGTGTTATATGTCCATGTTATTCCATCTTCTGAACTTGCAGAAACTTCAGAAGAATTTGCTATGGCAACAAATTTGTCATTTGCAAATATAATATCAGACCAATCATAGTTTAAATTCAAATCTACAAACGTCCAAGAAAATCCATTGGTTGAATACAAAGCTCTTGATGGTTGAAAACTTCCTGATCTCTCCATTGCAACAAATTTGCCATTTCCATATGCAACACATTGGATGGAATTTGTGTAACCACCAATGGTATTGGTAACCCAATTTACACTATCATTGGATGTAATTACAGATCCGTTTGGTCCACCTCCATCAAATCCAACATATATTCCGTTGCCATAAGCAACACCATAATTGGCATCTGTTACTGTATAACTAATCCAAGTAATTCCATCTATAGATGTTGATATCTTATTGCCACCAAAAATGACAAACAAACCATTGACATAAGAAATTTTTTGACTGCTTGGTGTTGTTGCAAATGATTGACTAGTCCACGTTATTCCATCTTCTGATGTTGCATAATATTTTGAGTTATTTGCAACTGCAACAAATTTTCCATTTCCATATGCTATGCTGCTCCAATTAATTGATCCTGTCAGACATACTGTTGTCCAATTAATACCATCATAAGTTATAGCTGCTAATTCACTTAATGCCCCGGTTCCCAACGCCACAAATGTTTCATTTCCATATGCAATAGAAGTCCAACCACTACCACCGCTAGTTGTTTGAATCCATACGTTTCCATCATCGCTTATAACAGCAATATCAGAAGTTAAGCTAACTGCAAGAAACTTACAGTTAGCATTGGCTCTTAAAATGTATAAATTATCGTTTAGTTCTTCTGACATCACAACACCCTTAATGGATTGGAAACTACAATTTTATTCACTTTGTTTGATCTCAAAGTTATCAACAATGTCGGAGAATAAAGTCCCGCTTGTTGATATTGATGGGTTGTATAGTGAATATTTGGATTGGTTTGACTTTGGTTACCACCATCTTCAAAAACCCAATATCTATCTACTATATCTCCGCCAGACTGATCGATTAGCTCAAAAGATGTTGGCTCAATGCCCAGTTTATTTGCTGTTTGAACAGAATAACCAACACTTGGAGTTGAATATAAGAACAATTTTGGTATATTGGTTGATACAGTAATATATCCTTTTTTAACAACCACTCCTTGAGCGCCTAAATTTGTAATTATTCGTAATTTTACATCAAACACACCTTGGTTAATGTAAGTGTGTGTTGGGTTTTTTTGTAGACTTGTACCACCATCACCAAAATCCCAAAAGAATTTATTTGCAACGACACTGGTAAAATTTTGAAAATGAACTGTAAGTGGTGCTGCACCACTTAGAGGATAAGCTCTAAATAAAGGTTTTGGAGATAAAAACTTAACTTCTTGTTCTTTCAAAATGGCATTTAATGAACCTGTATTAGGATTTTCTTCAGTGCCAAGAGTACTTTCTATTTTTATAATAGCATCTTTTATACTGTTGTGATGATCAGCAAAAACACCACCAATTACTTGTGCGCCAACTGCCCAATTTGTTTGTCTTGATCCACAAAAACCACGAATCAAAGTATTAAATGTTTGATTGGTTCTTTTTTCATAATAAATATATTCTGGAAAAGTTGCATATTTTTCTTGTAAATTGATTCTTAATACGCCTTTATCTGGAAAATTTGTTGCATCTTCAACAATAATTAGATCAGATCCGTAATTTACAGCTTGTGTTAAAACGGTTTCACTGTTATTTTTTGTAAAATACAGTGTTTCGTAATTATCTATAGCTTCAGGAAATATGGATAAATCGCCAGATATATATCCTAAGTCATAGCTACTAAGTTTGCTGACCATTTCCTAAAAGACCTTTCTTCTTACTAATTGATTCAATCAAATTGATTTTCAATTTACTAGAATTATCTAGTTGCAGTATTGATCTTATCAACTCCTTATTTACATGATTACTAAGCAAAAAATCCAAATTTAATTCATTTCCAAATTTATTTTCAAAATATTCCATTTGAGCTGATGTGTCATTCCATTCTTTTATATCTGTTTCTGATGATATTTTATTGAAAACTTCAAGTAATTTTTCACATTCAGCTTGGTAATTTTTTTTATTTTCTAATAATTTTAATTGATTTATTTCTAAGTTTTTTAAACTTCTTTCAAGCTTTCTGACAAAAAAAGGTGTTTTTCGAGTGTTTTTTTCTTTTTCTTCTTCAATTTCTATTTTTTTAATTTCTACGTCATCTAAAATATTTTCCAGCTCCATCTCTAAATTGACAAGACTTTCGTATCTTGTTTTAAGTTCACGCACACATTGCCATGCTTTTGCACTTGGTGTTAATTCTTTACCAATAATAAAATTTTCAATTTGAAAATCGCTATGACGATTAACAACAATTTCTTTATCAATTATTTCTTTAATTTTATTAAGCATAAATTAATATAGTGTTTTCAATCTAAAGGTAGATCAAAGTCTATTCTAATTATATCGCTTGAAGTAATTGCGTTATCTAAAGAGAAACCAGTTCTTGCTTCATTTTCTGTAAACCCATTTTGTTTGTAAGAACTGGTTGCCGTTGGAGTAGGGACATAAATCAAAGATCCATCACTGTAAATCCTAGTTCCATTGATATAAACTCTTAAAGATCCAACTTCATAAGGGACATTAAGACCTGTAATATAGCTAATATAATCTGGTGTTAAAGTGGCAGAAGGAGGTTCAACTCCATAAAAATGTCTATGAGCATTTTGTAAACCTACTGAAACCTCAGCCAATATGATGTTTGGTGGAACTACAGTGAAGCTAATTGTTGAAGAATTTCTGAAAACAATTGGACCAGCATCAAAAAGTATAGTTTGACTAATCTGATCGACTTGTATACTTACATTTTTAGCTTCATCTGCAATTAGTGCTAGCTTTTCACGTTCAGATAAAGTCATTCTTACATAATCAATGCCATCATAATTACCATCAGTATGATAACCAACATTATGTAAGGATTCATTAACTTTTGAAGTTTTTAAATTACCACTTGGTTCTAAAGACTGATCAAGCCTAGCAGCTAAAGTTCCTGCTGAACCAATTGCTGAATTTAATATTGTTGTATTGGCATCTACGGCACTATTGATTATTTCGTCTCTTTGTACAAGAGCATCTATAGGCAGATTATCAACTTGATAATAATAAGGCTGCAACGGTTGATAACTTGGTACATTTATTATACTAATGTCTGGCATAGTAACATATTTAGTCTAAGTCACAGTAAATTTACACGCCAGTTCCAAACAATTTGAATATCAGATGTTTTTGATAAAGGAGCAAATGTTGCCATTGAGTAAAGTATGTCGTTATTAAGCACCAATGCCATTTCAGACAAGTTATATCCATTAGCATCTGCGAATCCAAGTACAGAAGTAAATACAACTTGAGTTGTATTTGTCGAATCGATACTGGCAATTACTGGTTTTGTCGCCCTAGTAATACCAAAAAGACCAGTTCTATCTGCATCTACATATCTGATTGTTGTACCATCAGTACCACCATCACCAAAAATCATCCTTGAAACAAATTGTTCATAACTACTGCCAATTTTGTTGGCAAGAACTTTGACCAATTCTGCTCTACCACCAACAAGAACGGCATTTTTAAAGTCAATAATACTTTCTGTACCGTTTTTATTGATAATTTTTCCAGTTACATGACCGTAGCATGCTGTTGAATCGTTCATATCGTCCCTTCGATTTTCTTGTTATCTTTAGTTATTATAGTGTAACCAATGGTTTCTTTGTTGATAGAAACAGACTTGGGTCCATTGCCAATGTCAGATTCATCTACAAAACCAGTCATCGCAAATGGTGATGCAGTAATCGTAGTGTGTGTGATTAATTGATTGTTCGATCTATCAATAAACGGAAAAGTACTACCAGAAAGATTGTTCGGTCCCTCAATTGTCACTTCTTGCTCAACATATTGTATTAAATCGTAACTCACTGAAGTCCCACCACTTGAAATAGTACCCCAATCTTCAAATTTACCCGAAATATAAAGATAATCAGTACTGTCAATACTCACTTCAGAATCTATTGAATAAAAATTATTTGAATCTATTCTTATTAAATAATTTTCTTTAAATGTACTATCACGAACAGCATCAGGATCATTCGGATTGGTAAATGAAGGAAAAGTAAGTGGCTTGGCAATTAACATTTTTTCATAATTTAAATTGCCAGTATTAGATGTCACTCTTTGCAAAACCTTACCACTTATGTTTATCTGATCACCACCAGTATAACCTTTAATGTAAAATTCATTTTGCACTAACGGATAACCATCAACGTAATACTGCAAACCTGTTGAATCAAAATAAAAATAATTATTGCTCGTAAAGAAATTTTGTATATTTTCTACTCCAGTTGCTGAATCCACAACAACCATTCCTCTGCTTTCCACAGAATAAACTCCCGACAAAGGATAAACATTTCCATCAGCATCTGTATAAGAATCTACAATAACATTGTTGTTTTCGTCCAATATCTTGTACTGCAAACCATTAACCGGAGTATTGTCAAGAGTCCCATCATTAGTTAATATTAATTTGTTGTTATAAGTGTTTGCTATATTATAAATCAATGAAGTAGAAACAATTTCTACCTTCCATGCAGCAACAGCATTTCCATTTGCTACATCATAAGTAGTTTTTATAGGATAATATAAATAATTTATTTTTTCATCAAATATTGAAAATAAATTATCTTGATAAACATTGAACTGAGTGTCAGCTAAAATTATATTCGATAATATAAATGTAAATTCTGTTGAGTTAAGAGGCTCCGATATAGAACCTATGACCTCTACAATGTGACCATTTGCGTTTTGTACAGTGTATTCTCCATTATTGACGTGTGGAGCAAGTATCTGCAAAAACGTGTCAGATGGCGTTTTATTCACGCCTAAACCACTTAGGCTTTGCAAAGGACAAAATAGTACGATATTCTTGTTGTAAGCATAAGTTGTACCAGTTTCAACACCATTTGCTGTTGCTAATGAGTTTCTTAGAACTGGAGAATAGAGATCACTATAAGGACTTATACTTCTGTTGAACAAATTTGTTACTTCTCCGGCGATTAAGAATTCTGTACTATCGTATTTGATCAAAATTTGCCAACTTTCATTTGCTGGCAACATATAATCTTGTAAATACCCATTAAACTGAAGAGTGTGTAAAATAGCATGAAATGGCAGATAATCTGTCATAATTTCTTGCGCTTCAGTCAAACGTATATTTGATAAGTCCTGAATTGTTAATTCTACACTAAATCTTGAACTTATTGTGTTTCTACAAGGTTCTACGAAATTTTTATCAATATCTTTTGGGTGCAAGCTATCTCTTAACGAACCATTGTACTCATCCATGTTATAGGCTTGTTCAGAATATGGAAATTCAGTTCTGACTTTACCGAAAATAACTGGATCATAGAAAGGATTTTTAACATTTACAATTAGATCAAATAGTGGGTCAGACTCTTCAATAACATAAGTATTCCAATCCTTTTTGGGATATTCAAAATATCTGTCATCTCTTGTATCTGCTAATGGAAGGGATATAACATAACCATGTATTTGGACTTCTTGATTATTGTCAAATTCTTTTATTTGATAATTGATTTTTAACTTTGAGTTAACGGCTAGTGGATTACCTATGTATTTCATATAGGAATTTCCACTAGCTGTATAAATTTCAATATTATTTAAATTTGCTGAAACATATTCATTAATTAAAATTTTATCGCCATCAATGTACGATGATGCAATTTCTAAAGAGAAATCTGTGCTATTAATTGGCAAACTAACTTTTTCAAGTTTAAATATATTTTCGCCTAAATAAATAAAACTTTCTGTAAATGTATAATCAGTACCAATTTGCCAAAACTGGGAAAATTTATCTAAGTTGATTCCTGCATCATTAAGAGCTTCTCTTAATGCTCTTAATGTTCCTTTAGATTTATTTAAAGGAATTGCTTTCTTAATTTGTTTTCGCCATCTTGTGGGATCACCACTTCTAAGTTTTAAATTAAAAAAATTGGCAAGATAAACCAATAACGGCTCTTGTAAAACATTAGCATCAGACAAATCAATAATTTGATTTGCTAAATCTTCTATATTCTTGAATCCAAGATTAAGAGCTTGATTTAATTTGTCTAAAATTTCAGGAGTTCTGTCAGCATCAGAATATGTTGATTTGTACATTTCTGGCAAATAACGAGTTAGTAAGTCATAATATTTTTCTGGAGGTGTTCTATGAGTTGGATTACTTGTGTAAGCGGCAATGTCACTAATTAAATAAAATGGTAAGTGCGCACTTAAAGTGTCGCCATAACAATTTGGCTTCCATTTATAACAAATAAAATAATCACCTTCACGAACACCAGAAGCGTTCCAGTAAAATCTAAATCTACCATATGAAAATTCTGCATTAGGAAGACTTTCAACAATCGAATCTGTATTTGGTTGACCTCTTATCCATAAAGGCTCTGTTGCACTTCCTGCCTGAAAAACAATTAAAGAATTTTGATAATAAAAAGTACTTGTCACAATACTTGATTGCCAAGCACTCAATGCATCATTAGCTAGTTTTAGATTTAAATCTGTTGGATCATTACAAGCAATGTTTTTTAATACTAAATATCTTTCTTCTAAATTTGCTTGTGATGTTTGATTATCATACTCTTGAATATTTGCAGAAGCATAATTTCTTTCAATAAAATATATTGTTATATTTTCTATGTAACAAGGATTTTCAAAATAACACTTATTAGCATCAGGAGTCAAAAGTATAAATTCGACTCTATCGTTAACTTTTGGATTGTTGTTGTATAACTTATTCATATGTAAAACTTACCGTTATAATGTCAGGTCTGATAATCTCAAAATATCTTGCTCTTACAACCTTTCCACTATTATTTGGATCATTTGTTGTAAAATAAATATCATACCTACTAGGTTGCTGCATGTCAGAAAGAGCTTTTATAATGTCTACGTCTCTTAAATTCTGTTCATAATCCCAATTGTTTAACGAAAAGAAATTTTCAATTCGTAATAACATGTTTGTTTTAATTTCATCTTCAAATTTTTTGTAATATTTATCCATCACAACATTGACAGATATGTCTGATGATATTACTTCACCATCCAAAACACTGAGATAATCTGTCATCATCTTGTTTTCACTCATGTATTCTTCAAATTCATACTTGAATTGACTCGATGATTTTTGTAAATCGATATTATTAACTTTAGCTAATATGAAAAGTTCTACAATATTAGCACTACAACCAGAATGCCTCAATACAGCATTTGCTTTACCCATTATTCCATTGTAAGGAGTTGTAAACAAATTTGCATAAGTCTTGTAATCGCCTCCAGATACACATCTGTTTTGTGTTTGATTGTAAATTGGCAACTTATATCTAATGTCATCAATCGTGTCACCAGAATATCCGTATTCACCTTTTGTGTAGTTTGTTAAATTAATAACAGCACTATAAATTTCTCCGGGTATAGAAGCCAAATATTGTGTGTTAACAAAATTACTAACAATATTACCTGAAGGACCACCACCAACTCTATACACAACTTGAATAGTTGATCCAGTCGGCGGAATATATCCAGCTCTGTTATTTCCAAACACAATATAAACAGAATAATCAGAGTTGTATTCTATTCTGTATTCTCTTCTTGGAGCAGATTCAGTAAAGTATTTTACTTGATCCCATTTCACACCATCAACACTTACACGAATAGAATCTAACAAAACAGGATTATAAGTTAACAAATATGCTTGATCAGTGCCTCCCAAAGCACCAAAAGTATCATTGTATGTCCTACCTTCCAACCCAATAATGTTACTATTAACTAATGTTCCAGAAGTTAAGTAAATATTTTCATCATAAATAGGTCTGTTCAACGAATCAGATGGAAACAGTTCTATGGTTGTTGTAACATTATTATTAAGAATGTCAATTGGAAATGGAGTTGGTATTTCCAAATCTATATTGTAACTTGTTTGAACTCTTGCTGACCATAAACTTTTACCAGCAATGGGAGGTCTTGCCTCAAATCCAACAAGACGAGCTAATCTAAGAGCGTTTTCTAGCTCAGTAACCGTATCAATGAAGACTTCATTTGCTATCTGGTCCGTTTTAAAGCTAAGAGTGTCTGCAATAAAAGACCAGTTTTCTATAAGCATCATACCAAGACTTGATTCAACAAAATCATTAAATTCTGTTCCAAATTTTTCTTTGATATATGCTACTAAACGAGACTTCATAGACCAAAAGTCTTGATTCGTATAATTGAGTGAAAAGATTTGAGGTCTAGTAGTGTTTGCACCAACTTTGTATGGTTTCAAATCAAATGGACATTTTTCCAAATCAGCCCCCTTCAAACGGTATTGCTAAAACTAAATTTTCAACAATATTAATTTGCTCTGGATTTATATAGTTAATTCGCACTAAGACTCCATTCTGATTTGAAGAAGTTGTTCCGTTAACATCTGTTTCTGATAAATTTGTAACAGTAATTGACTGAACAGTTATTCTTGGCTCCCATGCAGAAATAGCATTTGTTATGGCTTGAGATATTAATAATCTTGTTGATTCTGTGTTTTGTTCATAGAAAAATTTACGCAAAGGTGTCCCAAATTGAGACAACATAACTCTGTCACCGGGATTTGTCAAAATCAATTGAATCAAATCACCTTTGATGTTTTTAGATCCAAGCTGTGTATAGAAAAATCCTAATGGATTTCTTTCAACTGGAAATGGAAAACCTTTTAACTCTGCCATCTTTTATCCCTTATTTGTAAAACCATTTTCACAAGCAGATTCACCAATAGGACAGTTATCCGCTACAGCTAGGTTGCCAAGACCAATTCCTGTGGCTACATTGCTACAAGAAGCGTAAACCCTATCACTTGCCCTTACGCAATTACCAACTAATACCAAAACTGGAAATAAACCGGGAATACATTCCTTCAAATCTTTTGTAGCATCAGTTGTTGCCAGATTTAATTCTGGCTGCAATAGGTTTTCTGGAGGCTGTTGCCTAGTATCATTTTCTACCGGTTTTGGGAAATCTCTACCAGCTAAAAGAAATATTTTTTCATCAACTTTAATTACATGATTGCCTCTTCCTATATGAAAGAAATTATTCTCAGTATAATCAAGTCTGTCTGTTGCTGTATAAACAATTTTATGCCCTTCAATAAGCTCAAGAGCATTTTCTGTTGCATATAAAAATAAATTACCACCAGATCTTATTTGAATGTATCCAGATTCATCTACATCAGGATACCCTTCTTGCAATTGTATTATGTGCGGTCTTGAACCATTCTCAATAGTCTTCTGAGGCGCAACAATATCAATTGACTGCCCCTGAGTTTCCCTCTGACTCGGACTATCGTTTAAAGTTATCTGTAACCCATATCCACTTTTTAATTGCATATAAGCAGAATTAGCGTTGTTCTGAGGCACTGCACCTTCTGTACGACATGCATAAGTTCTTTTATTGCCTTCATCAGATAATATTATTTGATGTTGACTCGTAGAACTTATCCTCACACCCTGCATAGCAGCAGCATTACCATCACAATTAGCACCATCTACCGCATCACACAAAAATATTTGATTTCCTAAAGCACTCTTTAATTTTATACCATTACTTTCAGAACGAACTTGATCAAGACCATCTCCAATTCTTTCCAAATCATTCAACTCAATCGTATGACCAGTAGCAGACTTCCAATATGTCCTACCAGCAAACTTATTATCACACCCAAAATCAAACGGTTGAGTACTTCTGTCCCACTCCATATTGCCTCTAGGTTGATTAACAGAATCATCCATAACAATTGTGTGTCCAGAAATAGAAAGTATCTGTACTCCCGTCTGAGGTAAATCACATTTGTTATTTTGAGGAGTTTGTGGACCCTTATACGGTCTACATTCACTTTCTTGTTTGAAAAAAGGATTTCTACCAATCTGACTGTCTTTTCTTTCCTGCGTCTCTGGTTGACCACCAATAACTGATGCTCTGTCAGCCTCACTACAACCAGTGTTTTCACTTTGTTTTGCTGGTTCTTCATTTGTTGCAGGAGTAGTACCAGATAAATTAATAGAATTTCCAGAATTAGTGGCACTGTTCAAAGAAAATGCGGGAGGATTTGGCAAACCAACTATACAACTCGTATCACCATCTTTTTTAGAATCAGAACATTTTGGATGTGCCCATTGACCAGCATAATGCATGTGATCATCTTTAAATATCATCCAATTTCCATTGCCACTCATAATTTCAATGCGCTTCCACTTGCGATTACACTTCGCATCTCCATCCACCATCTTCATCATGTGCTTTTCGGGAGTTTTAAAACCATAAATATTAGGATATGTCATCCTCTTAAGGATATTAGGGTCCAAACTCAACTGTTCTATAGAATCAACATCATAACCATTGTAGGATTCAGTGTTCCAAGGAGGAAAAACTTGTGATCCATCATTTGGTCCACACAAATAACCATCTCTCTTATTGGCATATAATTGATTGAATTCTTCAATAGGAGTATTGAAGTAACTTAACGATCCCGGTCCACGTTCACGACACCATGTAGTCCCTAAATAATAAGAAGCACCATTGTTTCCACCTTCAAATGCAATAATTACTGTTGATCCAGCTGGAGGAATCCAATTAGAACCACTATCATCAAAACCACCAAAAGAAGATATTGGAAGCGCCCAAGGTAATTTAGATACCTCTGTGGAAGGATCATCAAAAATTGGAGAAAACCATTGAATTCTATTTTGCTTCCAAATATCCATCGTACTAATACAAATTGCTGAATAAATACCAAACTTACTCACTGGTTGCTTATATCTTGGATCACGCATGTCTTTAGTTGCTGTGTTAATTTCAGCAACCATGTTTTCAAGGTCTTTTAACCTTTTATCTATTTCTTTCATATTATCAGACATTTTATCCTTTTATCTCGTTAGTCGGTGATTGTGTTAACTTCAAAGTAGTTGTCCACTTTCCATCTGATATAGTATGATCACATCCATTAACCATATAATATCCATCTGATATCATTGAATTAATTTTAGGATTAGCTAACCAATCAGTATCTAATCCAAAATTAGGTGAATATGGAGCAAATGGATTGATGAAAATTATTTTAATCGCTGCGCCTTTGATGTTTAAGCTCCATAAAAATCTAGGCTCTCCTTGTATTGTCAAAGTGGCTGATATAGCACCTGCTGTAGCTGGTTTACTAGTGTTTTCAGCAGCCATCGCAGCAACACCAGCTTGAGCTTGTAATCTAGGAATATTTCTAGGAGCTTCTTTATTCCAAGCGTCATTGGCAGCAGCTCCAGCAACTACTACTGTTTGACCTTCCGTTTTTGCAGCATTAGTCTTTTCATTGTTTTCATTTCCACCAAAAGCGCCACAGATGTCCCTTACTTCAACAGCTTTAACATTTGCACCACCACCTGCTTGCCCACCTGTAACTTTATTGGGAATACCCACTAAACTTATTTTAGGATCAAAACTTATCACAGAACTAAAATCACCACCATTAACAACATATGTTCCTAAAAATGCGCCATCACCACAGTCTTGTATAGAACCTCTTCTTTGAGCACAAAAACTACTCTCAGCTTCTACCAAATAAAGCGCACTACTGTTTGCTCCACTTGGGTAAAACATGTATGCACCTTTTCCATCCCTAGTAATATAAGTGTCCATGTTTTTTCTTATAGCATCCAATGGATTTAAGTTATATCCAGCATAACTCCCCTTCTTTGATGCATTAGCTGCTTTCCCTGCACCTTTTTCTCCTGTCATTTGCCACATGCCATTCGCACCTTTGGGTGGACTAACCTGCAAAACACGATCTTTTGCCGGTTCACCAAATGATAATTTTGGAGGACAATTACCATCCAACATTATCTCAGCAGCTCTCATGAATGGAACTAACTGACCCGGTCCTCCAATTCTCTTGTCAACAGTTTTATCAACAGCAGCAGCATCTGCTGACTTTAAAATTAAACTATATTTCCACTTGCCGCTATTAACAGAAACATCTATTTGAGTTAAATAAAAGTTTATATATGGACCAAATGGTATTCCCGCAATTTCCTTGGAAGGAGCATTAACAAATGTCTGATAAAGAATTCTTTGACCATCTGAATTAACAAACACATAACCAACATTAAGAGAAACAATAAATGTTTCCGCTGGTGTAATAGCATTATTGTTAACAGTAAACTTGTCGTCTAAACATCTGTTCTTGTAAACCGTGTTGTAAAATCCAACAAAATCATTTCCTGAAGTATCTATAATCTCTAAAGTTCCACCATATCCATTTTCTATGGAAAAAGAGAAACTTTTTATAAATGCATTCCTAGATTCATTGCTTCCTAGAAAATTACCCGTTGAAACATAATATAATTGTTGCTGAAATTGTCTTGCTCTTTGCAGCTGTTGCTCATCAAAACGCAAAACTCTATAAAATCTAGCTTCAATAAAAGGTGAATACATTTGCAATGGAAGCAATTCAGGAATACCATTTGGTCCTGTAAAAGGCAAAGGTCTTCTTAAATTACCACAAGTGGCATAATTTACACCATCGACTACAAAAGTGGGAGGAACTCTATATTTTAAATCTATTGGCATTTCAGAATGTATTTACTGGTAGACGAATGGTTTTACCCGCAACAAAATCTTTTATATCATATATACCATTGACTTCCATAATTAACCACCACGAATCAGGATAGCCATAAACCTGCATTGATACTAAATCAGGTCTATATGCAAATCCCTCTGGAATAACTGCATACTTATCATAAGTAGACAAAGGAAAACTTCTTCTTTTATAAACTTCAAATGTAAGCTTTTTATCGTCTCCATAAACGTAAATTTTAGATTCTTTGTATCTAGACAAAGCATTAACATATCTAGAAGGATTTGCTGTCTTCGATCTTTCTATCTTGTAAGCCATACTAAGCTCCTAATGAGAATATTCTGTCTGCACCCGGAAGATATCTAGCATCATAAACAACTTCAAAACTTAAATCTACTTCAAGCTTTGTTGGAAAATATTTTGCAAAAGCATAATCAGTATACCACACTTGCTCAGTAGGAAATGATGTGTTATATCTTGTTAACACTACATTTACTTCAATACCACTACTTGCAAGTAAATCACCACATCTTATACTTAGAACAACTGGTGGAATATAAGGAATTATATTCGATGGATCTTTTCTTGGGTAAACACATGCTTCCAAAAGCCTAAGAGTTTTTATATTTCTCGAAATACTATCTGCATCATAAGAAATTAATTGACATCTCCACGATATTGATCTTGTACCACCAGAATTAAAAGTCTTGTATGGCATCGTTCTGCCCATACCATCTTCAGTAGCATATGAAGCATCTTTGCCATCACTAATGGTTGGCAATGAATACATGAAAATATATTGGTTTTGCACCCTGATAAAACAATCTGGGATTGGATTAAGTTGACCAGTAATTGATGTTGCGCTAATTCCCATATTGTAACTCAGTAATTTTTATATATTTATGTTTAGTTGAATTATTTTATTTATTATTTTGTAGCTTTGATAGAATCATTGCTAGTATAATTTCCACCCATCATATTTCCTAGTTTGGGATCTACTCTTGTCCGAGTGGTATATACTAGATTAACATATGGCTCACCTCCACCATTCATTTTTGAAGGACCAGATGAACCAGATGATTTTGTGTTTTCATCAATTCTCATCAAAACATTTAAAATTTCAGAAGAATTCTTTTCTTCTATAAGGTTCATTTCTTGTTTACGATCTACTGTTGCAGCTATTTGAGCTTGCATTCTAGAATTATTGGAAATCAATTTGTTATCAGTATACTCAGGAACTGATGCAGTTTGATTTAATTGTGCAATAATTTTTGACATTTCATCGGGCGATGACCCAAATTTTTCAGCAAACATCCTGCTCCTTTCGTCAGCATCCTTCATTGCCAAATCAAGCTTTAGCATTTCTTTTTGGACATCTAACAATTCACTAGATGTATGTCCAGTCCTTCCAAGAATTTTTTCTTCGTTTGGTTTATTCCCTTGAAAATAATCAAATACACCTGAAATTTTACTGCCGATTGTACTTGCAAAATCATTCAATCCACCAATAACTGACGATGCAAAAGAATCGGTTTTATTCAAAAGAGTTTCAGGCGCTTTTGATGCATTGTCATTCGGAGTATTCATGTTTTTGCTAAAAAACATTTCATTCTTTTCAGGTAATTGCAAATTTCTATTTGTTAATGTTTTCATTATATTTGAATCAGTACTTTCTGAATTTATTTTACCTAAAAGAGGAGTGTATGGTCCTGTATTGTCCGATATTTTACTAAATTCTTTAGGAATTATCATTTCGCCTTCATGAACATATGATAAACCTTCTTTTGTTATTTTGTTTGTACCTGTTGCAGTTCCCGGCGGTCTAGAAGCAGGAGTAGCAGTAGCAGGAGCACCAAAACCAGCCAAACCAGTTATCCAATCCATCCAACTAGAGCTAGCTGTAATACCTTCAATTCCTAATTCCAGACCTTTCATTTGAGCAGTTTTCAATCCAGTTTGAGCGGTTTTTAGAGTTTCTAAAATGCCCTCAGCTTTCTTGTCTTTTTTAGTAAAGTCCAATAGTTCTTGTGCTTTTTTGTTTAAGTCGGCTAATTCATGGTGCATGTCATTCATTACTTTTGTTGTCGGATCTAATGCTGCTTGTTGCCCCTCAGTCACTTTCTGTTGACCGTTCTGTATAGCTATCATTAATTCGTTTAAATGTTCTTTATTGCCAACTGTCATCAATGCATCTATTTCTGCCGGGTCTATCACGATTTTCTCTGATGCTTTGCCTAATTGTTCTAATGATTTGTTGGTTTCTTCCATAGCAATGCGGAGTGCTGTTACTATTGTTTGTTTAGATCCTTCTTTAGTGAAAGTCCCGTCTGCATTTTTTTCAAATTCATGCATGGGTCTCAAAATCTTTAAAGAGCTTTCCAAATCTTCCGATTTTACCTTTTTGCTTATATTACCAAGACCTTCATCAAATGTTTTTGCTCCTTTCATGGATTCAGATATAGTCCCCATGATATCCATTGCTTTTGAAGCTGTCAATGCTCTTTTATCTTCATCTAGTTTAGCCCTATCATTAGCTGTTAATTTTACGATTTTGTTGTCTTTTTGTTTTTCCTCAATATCAGCCATTTTCATTTCAAATGTTTTTGTAGATTCGCCCATTGCTTCCTTAACCGAAAACACTTCACCAGCTTCATGACCAAAACGAGCTTTTGATCTTAAGTTAATCATTAATTTTTCTTGATCACTTAAATTTTCAAATTGTTCCCTCGTAGTAAGACCTATTTCTTCCATCACTCCAGAAAGTCCATCATAAAATTTTCTCATTCCTTTTTCAGATTTTAATAATGAACCTGTCAGTAATTTTTGATATACACCACCTTTATTTGCTGCTTGACGCATCATATTAGACAAAGCATCACCAGATTCAAGAACCATCTTGGTTCCGCTTGCTAAATTTTTGTTTATTTGTGCTCCAAGATCAGAAACGCCAAATTTTTGGAAGTTAGCTGTCAATTGTGTTACATTTTTCAACGACATAGCTGTTAGTTGACCAGAATTTCTCATATCAGTTGCAAAAATTTTACCTTGATCTACTGCTGCTTTAAGACTTGCTCCAGTTAATCCAGTATTTCTTGAAATGTCAAGCATGTTTTTATTGACAATTCCAAGTTGAGTAGCAGTCATTCCAGATTTTAAATATAAATCTTCAAAATAAGTACCTAATGCTTCAGCTTCTAATCCCATTTGTCTTGCAGTACTAAGTGATGCAATTGCAATCTTTGATCTATCTCTATCATTAGTTATACCAGCTTTTGCCAGTTTTAAACTGGCTTTACGGAATTTTTCTTCATGGAATCCAGTTAAATCCATGGTTTGTCCAATTTTTGTAACAGATTCTAGCAAATCACCACTTTCTACTGTTAATCCTTTAGTCTGATACGCAGCTCTTTTCATTGCTACTTCATAATTGTTAATTTCCGTCATCATTTGTGTTATGTCTGTTGCTTCTCTCAAAGGTCTGTAAAGACTACTGCCTTCGTCTTTTAATTCGGTGAATATACCAAATATTTTAGAAATATTTGGTTTTAAAGTTTTTGCAGCGTCAACGGCACCTGTGGTAAGTTCCCTCGCAGCCGCCCCTGCGGCAACCAATAAAGCTGGACCGACAACAGTTCTGAAAGCAGTAGCTAAACCAGCTCCAATTATCGCAACTATTGGAGCTAGCGCATCTGTGTCTTCAAAAGGATTACCACCACCACCACCACCTCCTCCACCACCACCACCACCAGCTTGGGATGCATCTGCGTCATCAAAAGGGTTGTTGCCGCCACCTTTACCGCCACCACCCTTGTTATTCATTTTTTTTGTAATTTGATCAAATATTTTTTTAACTAATTCTAAATTTTGATCAAATTTATCATTCATTTTCTGAAGAAGGTCTGCTAATTCTTTAAAAGAACCATCACCTTTTGTGTTCTTCTTTTCTTTGGTTTCGTCTCTGAAATCATCTTCTGTTAGTTTTATATCAACCATAGAATACTCACTTTTCCATCATTTGTTGTGCTGGTGTATTTACTAACCCACTAATCTGATTTCTTATATTTTCTCTAATTGCTTCAGATTCTTGAGGGTCTATTGATCTTGTAACAGTCATTGATTTGGTAATTAAATCACAATTTAATATCTTAAGATTTCTTAATCCATTCCTTTTATATGTTCTGTAAGCATCAACTATATATCCATATGGTTTTACATTTTGGTAATTGAAGCCGGTACGACATCCATTCAACTTATCTTTTTGTAAAACTTCTTTTATTTGATTAAATGTTAAATAATGCAAATTTACACCATGAATATAATTCATGCTGACATAAGTTAAAATAACCAAAGGATAAACATCGTTTTTTGCAAATAAGTATTGAAATGTAACAAGACTGCCACTAGCAACAGTTTTTAAAGTAGGACCATATTGATTAGCTCTAACACTTTTGGAAATAACATCTTTAAACAAACTTCCATAATTGTTACGAGCCATAATTAATCTTTTCTTTTACAGCTTTATCCAACAAATTTTTTCTAACAGTGTCCATTTCATCATAATCAGGACTTTTACCCAAATATTTAATATATTTTGGATTCGCAACCTTATCTCCCGTGCTATCGTCTTCAATATATTTTTTAGTAACACCAGAATAATCTTGTTTGAACACTTTATGATACAAATCACCTTTGCCAAACATTTTTAGGAAATCATAAATTTTTGAATGAGGCAGTCTAATAGGCATTGTCAGTATGTCATGAATTAAATGTGTATTATGCGTATTACCGTTACACCATACAGCTAATTTCATAAACTTGCCGATTTCGTCAACATCACCTTTAGTGTATCCCTGAAGTGTTAATAAATTTTTTGTCATATCAACATTATTTGGATAAAGGAGATAAGCATTTAAAAGAATCTTATTATTCGGTAAATCGCTAATTATATTAGCAAAATTGCAATTTGGAAATAGTTTTTGTAACATACCAGCTTGTTGTAAATTTCTTAGGTATTGTGTTGGGTTAATATCTACGTTTTCTATTGCGTTAACATAATATTTTTTGAGAATTTTACTGTCAAAATCTGCATGTTTGACTAAATTGTTAATAATCTCTAAAAATCTTTCAGGAATTTTTTTACTAACTGAAAATCTGCAACAGATATCAGCAAGTCTGAATGGTAGATAATGATCTCGTTTGAAAGTAACGATTGGATCTTCTACAGTTGTTATTTCTCCAACTTTAAGATCATGTGCTCCACCGACAGGATCAGTTAATTCTCCGTTTTCTCCATCAGGATTTTTTAATTTTAAATATAAAGCATTTACTGTTAAGTCTCTTGAATAAGCGTCTTGATCAATATTATGGACAAATTTAGCTTCATCTGGGACAAGATGTCTATTTTTGCTATTTCTATTCATTGTTGCAATATGAGCTTTTTGACTACCTTTTTGAACGGTAATTTCCATAACATTATTTTTTGAATCATGTCTTGAAGGATAGTAAACAAGTTCAATGTTGTCAAATTGATAATTGTCATGTACTTTCTTGAATGGAGTTTCGGATTGTTTAAGAATTAGCATGATTTCATCAGGTGTTGCATCTGTAACTAGGTCAAAGTTTTTGAATGTTTTCCCTTTAAGGTGATCTCTTAAGGCACCTCCGGTTAAATACAAACTTTTTCTTTTAAGTGTTGGTTGAACAATACCTTTGCTTTTGTCTAGTGTAGAATATCCAATTTTTACGTTATCGCTATTTTCGAAAGCTTCAATAATTGGTTTTAGCAAAGAATTGTTACTTGAATCAACCTTTAAAGGTTTAAAGTTAGTTGCACCTTTGGTGTCTTTGAGTCTAATTTTAGACAATAGTTCTTCGCTCATTTTTGTATTCCTATGGCATATAGAATATATCCGATTGTTACTGGCACTGCAATATTATAAATAGCTATCCATGTATTGTATAATAAAGTGAATATATTTTTAACTTGTGATTCTGTACCGATCTTGTATTTATACAAATCCTCATGGCTTTTTTCTAAATCATCCATTCTTTCTACTATGTCATTGATGTTATCTGAAAATTTTTTTAATTTTTCTTCCATTAATATTATTTTAGTTTGTATTTCAATATGTTTGTCAATAATTTTTTCAAATTTAGTATCAAGTTTTTCTTGATTTTCAAGCATAATTTTGACCCTTTCATCAACTCTAGATGTTGAGTCATATAAATTTTGCACCTTTTTTTCCAGATTGTCATCATCTGAATTATTTTTTCTTGCTACAACCATATTTATATGTATTATTTGCTTACTAAATTGTAAATAATAATATGAAAAACAAACCAATTATTCCGGCTATGCCAGTTATTTTTTCTTCTACAGATCAAAATTCGGTTGTAAGTGATGAACAATTGATGGAACTTTATGAAGAAATACTAGAAGATTTGCGTGATGATCGCAAAGAAGTTGAATCTATTTTGTCAAATTTTGTGGAAATGGTTATGAACGAGGGTGATTCAACATCTTCTAGCAAAGAGGCATTAGTAAATTTAGCCAAATTAAAATCTGATATATCAATTGGTAAAGGCAAAATTGCTGATCTTATGACATCTTTGAAGATTAAAGAAAAGCATGGTTCAAAGATTAATGCCACACAAAACAATAATATAACGATAACGGATAGAAGAAATTTGATTGAAACGATAAATAAGTTAACAACAAAGAAGGAAGACCAAGATGCCGAATCTGATCAATCTCCAAAATTGGCTGATGAGTGAACAGGAAAATCCAGCGCCAGCTCCTGATGCTTTCATGGGATCTGACCCTTCAAGCCTGCCACCTCAGTCATATGACAAAACAACTCAATTGAGTGTTCCTCAAAATACTTCTCCAATGGAGAAGCCAAACATTGAAGAACCTAAAGAACCTGACATGCCAAAGGATTCTAAGATCTCTGATTTTAGTTCTTGGAAAAACAAATTTTTCAAAGAAAGCATTAAAAATGATGTTGTAACTTTGATTCAAATGATAATGAGTATTAGAGATGGAGAATTATCTTCATATCAAAGGAAATTCATTGAAGATAATCTTCAAGTTTGTTTTTTGAGGCAAAATTCGAACATTAATAAAGCTTCAGCAGATATGCGGAAAAAGATTAGAGATGATCTTGATATGGCTAATCCCGGAGTTTCTTTGGTAAATCATTTTTCATCAACACTGTCATCAATGCCAGAGTTGATAAACACTTTTATAAGGATATCTGGTCTTTATAGTAACAAGGCAGATCTTCACAGAAAGTATATTGCTTCTTTAATTGGTGCAATTCAAGTTGGTTCAGGCGCACAGCAGGAAGATATTGTTTATAATGAGAAAACTTATTCAATAAGAATTTCAACAAGGTTTAATAGTAGGTTTGGGTCAATTGATGTTGGTCGTTGGGCATTACAGCAAGATGACCCTCAGAAATATCTTGCTGACGCTGAATTAGAAAAGCTTGATAGTGGTGCTCCAGAAGAAAAAAGAGTTCTTAGACACAGAATAATCATTGAATCTGTTGCAACTTCTTTTGAAAAAAGAGTTTTCATTGTTAATGTGCTGGCAGATAATGGAACTATTTATTTTATCGGCTTAGATCTTTCTAATGTTCTTAGAAGTGGATACGACAATGGAGTTCTTACCGTATCTACGTTCCAAAATGATGCCTCAGAGGCGTTATTTGATGCAGAAGGCAATCTTACTACATTGCAAGACATTAAGATCCAGTATCAAAAAGAAACTGGCGAAATGGATGAAAATGGCAGTCCTTTAAAAGATAAAACTGAATTTCTGGTCAAGAAGGATGGAATGTTGCTTATTAATGCTTCTCTTGAGACATTGATGGATGCAGCAGGCAATGTAAACGGATTAAGCATTAAAGAACTTCCTTTCAACGGAAACCCAAGCGATTTGATTAATCTTATTCGTTGCGTTCCTAGTTCGCCGGAACTCATACTTAGAAATTGCTAACTGTAAAGAATAAGGAAACAAAATGATTCTATTTAACGAATATGTAGATCGTCACCATTATTTTGCGAAGAGAAAACTTCGTCTTTTAAAGAATGTTTTGGAAAAAGATGGTTTAAGAATTGAAGATTTCACTCGTGATGAGCAAGAGCCTTATATATTTGTTTATGCTTATCCAGTTCCAACAACTTTTGAAGGCATAAGGTTCTACATGTTAGGAGACATACTTGCTTTCAAAACTCAGAAGAAAGCAGAAACACAACCGTATGGTGAATCCTATGAACTTGATTTACAAGCAATGTTGATTGATATTTTTGATACGGAAAAGGATAAGAGCGAAAAACATATTACAAATTTACTTATGAAACTCATTGGTAGAGAATTAAGAGATCATTTTAAGAGAGCAAAAAAAGCAGAAGATGAATTGTTGAATGGACAAGTAACTAATAGCAAGGATGCAGCAGGTCAAATAGTTATTAGAAATGGTGGTAATGATTACAGTAATACAATTTTCAGCAAGTGGAATTAAAAATAGCTACACCAGCACAAACAATAACAGAATTAAAACGTAGGAAATTACTTTATATTGGAGTGACAGAGACATGAAAGAAGACACAGATCACGAAGAAAATGAACATAGATCTTATATGGCTTATCGTAATTTACACGATATTTACGAAAATGTAGAAGAATTACTTCACATGCTTGATGAAGACGAAACTTTGGAAGATTGGATAGAAAGCAAAATAACAACAGCTAAAAACGCTATTTCTGATGTTTATAGCTCAATAAGATATGACAAACGCCATGAACATGAACATGAACATGAACATGAGCATGAAGATGGACAAGAAGATGGAAAAATAATTGTTAGTTTTGGTGAATGGGTAAAGAATCACAAGAAATAAAAAAAGAATGGGAAAATGATTTCCCATTCTTCATATTAAAAATAATTTAAAATCAACCAATAATCATGCTTTTAATTTTTGAAACAATCATATCATAAACCATCTTAACCCACATAGGCTGAGGAAGAAGGTTCCATCCAACGATTAAACCACAACCGAACCAAAACATTGCATCCATCATGGTATCACCTCCAGTATTATATATAAAGCATGTCTCAAAAAGTTGTTTTAGGTACACTCAACTAGTCTTCTAACACCATTTTCTATGACTTCTATGTATTCCCGCCAACTTAGACTTTTGTGCCTTCTTACGATCTGTATTTGCCCAGCATGAACTTTTCTGTGACAATTGCTACACAAGAGCACGCAGTTTTCGTGATCATATGTGCCATTATTCTCACCTTCTAGTATTCTGTGTATGTCTAATGTGGCAAGATTACTTTCTCCACATAAAACACATTTGCCCCTAGATAATTTGTATGTTTTTTTATTTTTTATTCTCATGGCTTAACTAAATAATTGTAGACAAATTATTTATTGGGGTATTATGAAAAAAGAAATAAATGCTATTATTAATTCAATTTTAAATCAAGTTAATCAATTAAAAATCAAGATTGATACTTTGGTTCCTGATCAACCAATTGCTCCTGTAGCACAGGTTGCTTCTATAGCACAAATTACACAACCAAATAATATGTCACAGCAAGATAGAATGAGTATCCTTAAGAAATTTGTTTATGAAAACCCAAATTGGTCAGCGGCTGTCCCACCAGATTTAATTTGTGACGAAAATAGCCATGAAGACAAAATGGATAGAGCAAATGGTATAAGAGACGTTTTTCATCCAAATTTTGTTTTTGATAATAAGAAAGTACTTGATTTTGGAACAGGATATGGTCATTTGATTCAATCAATTCTTGAGAAGAATCCAGCATTTGTTATTGGATATGATATATTAGGTGATTTTCAGGTTGGAAACACTGATAAAAGTCTATTAACAACATCTTGGGACGAAGTAACAAAAAATGGTCCTTATGATTTGATTTATCTTTATGATGTGATTGATCATGTTGAACATGAACAACCACACGAAATTTTACTAAAAGCAAAGTCTGTTCTTAAAGATGATGGCGTTATTAGAATGAGAGCGCATCCATTTATTAGTAAACACGGTGGTCATACTTATACAAAAGTAAATAAAGGATATGCTCATTTAATATTGACAAAAGAAGAACTTTCTCTGTTAGGTCATAATTTCAAAAATTATCCAACAATATTTGTCACAACTCCAGTCAAAACTTATAACGAATTTATTAATAAAGCAGGTTTACGCAATGCTGATCAGAAAACAATTACTGAACCAGCTGATTCTTGGTATTTGACTGGAGACGCAGCAAACAGAATTAGAAGTAATTTAAGAATTAACAATCTTTTAATTCCACAAATGGGCATGCAATTTTTAGATTTTACCTTAACCAAATAAATCCTTATGTTGAAATAGTATATATTTCAATATAAGGAGAATTCATGGCTAATGTTACTGCCGGTCTTGGCGTACAAATATTTGATAATACTTATACTGGTGGAGCAAGCGATAAAATCGCCAGTGTAGCTAGTGGAAGAATTCTAGTCGAAACTGGTAATGTAACCATACAAGGTTTGACTAGTGGCACACCTGTTATTACAACAGAAAAAGAAATCTCTGATAATATAATAACATCTTATGGAAATTCAGTAAGTGTTTCTTCTACAACAAGCTCAATAGTTTCGTACTATGGCATATCTAGTGGAAAAATATTCTATTTAAAAGAAATAATTGCCAGTGCATCTTCTGGTCCCGTGAAAGTAATCGTAGAATATGCTGCTGCTTCTACTGGAGCAGCATCTGGCACTTATGCTGTTGGATTTTTTTCATCAGCAAATCCAACATTAACAATTCCATTTTATCAACCAATCGCTATTAGTGGTCCTCTTCACATAAGAGTTACCATGAAAAATGACTCAGCATTTACACAAGACCTTTATGCAACCATTATTGGAAGACTAATATAAAATGCATATTAATAACATATTAAATCTTGGAATTTATAAGAAATCGTATGTCGGTTCGGGTTCATTTGAACTTGTTGGCGCAGCATTAACTAAATTTGTTGTAAATTACGAAGGTGCTGGTAATTTTGAGTTAGCAGGAAGCGCAGTAGTAGGTCTAAAATATTATTACACAGGCTTTGGTTCATTTGAACTTGTTGGGAAAAATAATGGTAAAATACCAGAAAAACTGTACACTAATATCAAGTTTAATATCAACCAAACAGGAACAACTTACGATAATAAACAATATACTGTTTTCCAAGTGCAAGGTGTCGGCGGATATCCAATTTATGCAGCAACTAACACCTTACAAACCAATCTATTCGATAATAGCAATTTGTTTACAGACTCAGAGCTAATTTCAATACTTTCAAACAAGTATTCAAATGACATAACAAAATATCAACAGATGATTAATTATATTAATCAAAAATTAAATACGGTTCCTTTGCCTGAAGATAAAGAAATATTGACAAATATTAAATTTAACATTAATGAAACATTTATTGATCTTGTTAACAAGAACAATCAAGTTGTTTTTGTTTATGGTACAGATGTAGACCCATACTATACAAGTAATTCTGAAACTGTTAATAATGAAACATCTTTAACTCCTTCAGAAAATGTTGAATACAAAATAACAGTCAATAATAATCTGATTGATCAGTATGATAACAAATTAAACATCATAAATGAAAAATTATCTGTGCTAACACCACCTATACCAAATTATACAAAAATAAATGCTAAATTTGTGATTAACAATGATGGATTTAATAGCTTGAATCAAGCTGTTTCTGTCAAAGGTGTAATGGGCACAACTGCTCAGAAGTATTATGATTCGAATCAAGGTGTTTATGGTGAAGATCAATTACTAGATGAAAGTCAAACAGTTGATTATTTTTCACAAAAATATAATGAGAAATTAAATAGTTATGCACAAAAACTTGCAGAAATAAACGGGAGGCTGAATGCCTAGTTATTCATACATAGGGAATGGAAATCTACAAATAAAACCTTGTTCCAAATATTGGAAAACAGTAAATTATCCACACAAATGGAGTCCCGGAGATGTTTTATTCTCTAAACAAAAAGCTATAATGGGTTTGTTTGAAAAAGTTGCAATTAAACAAGTAAGACTAATAATGACTGCTGGTACAGCAGGCAAGATGATATTCATTTATCTTGACACATTTAATTCATTGTGGAATGAAAACGATTTGATTCAAGAATATGATGCTTTGTTATTAGCTAAGATGTACTATGAACGGAAAATTATAGAAACAACAAACGCAAACTATCCGTGCATTCTTTAATTCATTTCCATTATTTCTTCAACAGTTTTAATTTCTAAATTTTCCCAGATGTTTTTATTTAAGAATATATGATCGCATGGATCTGCACCGACTGGTAAATAATTTCCTCTATGTCTATTGCCAAAGACAAATGTTGGAATTGAACAAAGTAAAGAATAAGATTTTAACCATGTATCAGCCGATATAACTTTTTCAGCACAATTTATTGTTTGCATAAATAGGTTTAAATTTATTGGCGTTAAATGTTTAAGTCCAAACAATTTTTGCGAACTCATAAACCAATCTTTTTTATTTGTTGGTTTCCACTTGTAGTAATCTTTGTCGCTTTCAGATCCTGTGGTAATAACACTATATTCAAGATCTATAAACTTTTTAACAATGTGATTATACTCAAATACTTCAAGATATCTTTGACGGTCATAACTTCTGAATGAACCACTTGGTTGTAAAATTATAACTTTTTCATTTTTGAATATTGGGTTTTTGCCAAATAATTCTACCCAATCAGTTTTTAGCACCATTCTATTTTTGTAATATTCTATGTCTCTTGCCCAATCACCGAAATATAAACCCCTTGATAAGTGGGCACTAGGTTTAAAATTGATTTTTTGTACCATGTAATCATTTAAAACGCTGGCATGCTTTGTTCCCATAATATTTTTAGAAACAAAACATTCTAATTTAAAAAATTCTAAAATTTCTTTGCAGAATTCCATGCTGCCTGCATTAGCCAAAAATACAATTTGAGCATTTGCGTCTTTGTAAGCATTGGCAATCAAAAGAATAAGATCACCAGCACCACCAAAATTGAGATACCAGTTTTTACTTGGATTTAAAAAATCAATAGCACTTGCAACAGTGCTATTACCCAAACTCTCTTCTAAAGATTTTCTTTTTTTTAAGTTTAGCTGATCTCTCTTGATAGTCGATCTTACAATTTGTTTGTCAAAATACAATTGTTCTTTTTTTTGAGGTAGGATAGTCTGATTTAAATTGTCTATATTTTTTATTGGCTTAAATTTATTTTCAAATTGCGCCTGCCTAAGCAGGCGCTCAAAATCTTCTCTTTTTATGTTATTTAATTGGTCCATCACTAAAACTTATCATGAATATCACGAGAATCAAGAGAATCAAGAGTATCAATATTATCACGAGCGTCAAGACTATCTTCTGGCATGCTGTTGTCCATGTCAAGAGGAAGCTTTACACTATCTTTGCCAGAAAGTATTTCTCTTATCTTGTTGGGAAGAAATAGTTCTCTTGGACGGCGAAGAAGCTTTTTCAACATCAGGATCAATCTTCTTTGCTCAGGAATAGTGGCAAATTGACGGAAGAAAGTTTCTAAAAGACCTATTGTTCTTTCTGGTGTCAAATTTACCTTAGTTAGCTTGTCTGCTGCTCTACTAGCTAATGAACCACCCATGCCAAGACCAGAAGGCATGGACATTTCTGCTGATCCATATTCATCTGATTCATTGGTGACTTGTCTACACCATTCACTGAACTTCTTGATTGCCATTGTATCCCTCTTCACTTTCTTCTTCACCTTTAGGAAGATTGTCTAAATTGTTATTCATTTCCAAGCGATTTGTCAAAATTCTTAAGTCTCTTTTGACTGTATCTAATTGTTCTGGATCTGAAAAATCATAAATATCTTCTATGACTGCCGCTAAAGCCATTTTTTTATTTCTAATTTTTTCATGACCACCATATCTATCCACTAAATTTGAATATTTTTCTTCAGCTCTGCTAAATCCAGAAGGATTTTTAGCTCCGGGGATATTTTTAAAATCAAATGCGCTTTGACTTTCTCCATCACCTTCAGTTTCATTATAAGAATTACTTCTGATGCTTAACCATTCATTGAAATTCTTCATGTATCTCCTTCATAATCATCGGCACTAACTAAACGTCTTTTCTTGGGTCTTTCAGGAAAATCATCATCATCATCATCGTTATTATATTTAGAAAGATTGCTGCTAATTTTACTGCGCCAAGTTGCAATTTTTTGTTGATTTATTTCAAATAAAGCAGAAAATCCTCTGCCATCACCTATGACACGCATAAAATCATCCCAAAAGTCTTCACCACCGATATCAATACCTCTCGATATCAAATCAGCGATAGCTTCTTCCTTTTGCTGTCTTTTTTCTTCCCTGAAATTGTTTATGCTTTCGTTCAAGCTAGCAAAGTTTGCCATTTTCACCATTCCATACTAACAACAGTTAAAAGATCATTAGGTGAACCATTTGCGTAAGTTCTTTTCAAATAAAGAGCATTCTGACCATAAGCAGTAATGGTATCACCGTTACTGCCAACAATATTTGCTCCAGAGCCTAAGCCATTTTTATCACCATTGCCCAACGATGGTAACCAAGAACTTCTTGCATTAACCTGAGAAACAGACTCAGTTACAGATTGATTACCAGTCAATTCCATACTGTAAGGTAAAGTTGAACTTTCTTTGTTACTAAGATTTAAAGTAAATATAATAGTTGGTTTTGGATTAGCCATTTTTTCTCCTTTTTTTATCTTTGTTTTTTTCTTTGTCTTTTTCGCAATTATTTCCTAAAAAATTACAATCTGCTTTTGACATTACACCTTTTGGACGAGCTACAACAGCCCCGTATTTGCTTGAAATACCAGCATTTTGTAGGATTTCGTCATTGTAATTGCTACCAACAACTGGTCCACCTACCCAATCCCAAAAAGTTAACATATCTTATTTATGTTTTAACAAACAAATTATTGCCAAAAGCTTTATAATTTCTTTTCTTCAATTCTAAAGATTGTTTTTTATTAGTCAAAACAATTACAGAAGAATTTCTAATCTTGTCAATTAATTTGTAATTAACTTCATCTTTAAACTCAAAAAGCATAAAACAAGTATTGTTGTCAAATGTTTTGATTGCAATGTCGTTTGTGTCATGCACAACAAAAGAGTTTTTTATTCTTGTTGAAATTATCTTAATGTTATTAATGGTTTCATCAATAGTCAACTTAGTAATAACGCCTTTAACACTTTTTAACTTGTTCTCAACGTAAAACTTTAAAGATTCATTATACACACCAACTGGCTTACTAAAATTGTATTTCTTAATATGATCAATAAAAACTTCAGGATTATCACGAATATTACGCAACAAATCACAATGTTTCTCACAACTGCAATGAACTATTTCTTCTTCTTTTCTTTCTTCTGGTAAATATAAATTTTCAGAAAAATTAAAAAGAACAAATTCGGGCTTGGCAAGAATGTTTTTTATTTCTTCATTGTTTTTCTTATTGATTTTTTTAATTTTATTTCGGAAAACATTTTTCGCAAACATTATTACCTACTTGTTGGGGTCGTAAATTACTTTTTTGCATGATTCGCATACAACTTTATATTGTCCATAACCTCTTCTAGATCCTTGCCAAAAGAATTTATTTTCTTCTTTCCCCTTGCAACAGTCGATGCATTTGGCACTCATTCTCTGCTTGCCATCATCATCAATTACTTCAAAATAACAATCTTCTTCCATTGCTTATAATGAAGTTATTATTGCTAAAAAATGTAAACAAATTAATTAAATCTTTTTAACCACCTGCTAAATTCACTCATTTTACATACCCCCTTGTTGTTGAGAAGAGTCGGATCTTACAAATTTCCTTAGTTGATTTCTAAAACCTAAATCATCAAATTGTATTCTTTTTAATAATCCTTGTGCTATTTTAGGCGTTATTATCATTTTTGCTTTTTTGAGATTTTGGAAGATTCCTTCTTGCCGGTTAAAAATATGCCAAGCATCCATTTCGGTTTTTACAGCTTCATCAAATCCTTGTAGTTGTATTTTTTTCGTGATAACATCATATAGTTCTTCTGTATCTCTACCATATTCATCTACTAAATTTTGAATATTAGTTTCTTTTATGTCATCATCTGAAGGTCTAGAATGGTCTTGCGCAATTAGTCTAAGATATAACCTTGTGTCACCTGTTAAATCTTTTCTTGTTGACAATAATTCTTTTGCTTTTCCAAGCGTTATTATTTCTTTTCCTTTAAGTTTATAAAGTTGTGAATAAGCAATCCAATAAATATTGATATTTCTTTTTAAAACTTTATCCAATCCACCTTCAAAATCTATTTTTTTTGTGTAAATAGAAAATAGTTTTTCTGGATTTTCTTCTAAATAATGTAATCTGTAAAACTCAGTGTTTTTTATTTCTTCATCTGTAGTTTCATCATTGTCTTGCGTTTGTGTAGGTTTTTGAGCAGCCGGAGGTGGTGGTGGTGGTTGCATCGTTGGTGGTTGACTTGTACCGCCTTGTTTGTTTTCCGCTGCTGGTTTGTTTATAAAACCTTTAAAGTCTCCAACTGGTGGTTGTGGTGGTTGTTGTCCCATTGGTGGTTGTTGTTTAGCAGCATCATCTCTTTGTCTTTTAAGTTCTGCTCTTCTTTTTTTAGCTAATTCAAATGCATCCTCAACAGGTGCAGGGGGATTTTGTCCCATTGGTGGTTGTGGTT